TCATGCGTAAAATCGAACAACAAATCATCACTGCCATTCAGAACAATCAAGATCTGAAAGTTGCGAACTCTCAGGTGGTTACTTACACCGACTGTTCTGATGTCTATCTGCACGGCAATCTGATTGCTCGGATTGGCGAAACCTGGATTGAATTGTTCGATGGTGGTTGGCAATCACATACCACAAAGTCTCGTCTCAATGCACTTCTCCAAACGTTTGGTATGCCTGGCGAGTATGTTTTCCAGAAGAACTTTCAGTGGTTCGTTCAATACAATGGTTCTCCGATTCCTTTCTTCTCTGGTATGCGTCTTGCCTGATTTCACTCTTCTTTGTATCATTGTTTAACAAGGTAAATCCTCATGATTGAAACACTTTTAGCAGCAACAATCGTCGGGCAAGTCATCATTGGTCCGAATCTTTTACAGACTGAGTATCTTACTGAAAGAGACGAAATTATTACGATTGTAGAAACGATTGCAGAGGTTCCGTATTAACTAACGCAATTAAATTGAGTTATTTTTTCAATTAAAAAAATGTATTAAAAAATATAAATGAGCGATGTATCTTGTTTGTTAAATGTAGGTTAATGTGGTAGAATGTGTGTCTCTGAATGTGGTAGAATGTGTCTCTAAATGTATCTTAGAGTGTGTTTCTAAATGTCTCAGAGAGTGGTGATCTAAGCCCGCACGCTAACACGAACTCCCCCAAATGTCAACCCCCCTCTGAGACACTCCCAGCACCGCACAGAAGATATCGCAAACCCTTGACAAATACATCCACCCGATATATACTAAGAGGGCACTCAAAGGTTTAACAAATGGTCACTCAGAGCGTTACTGAAGAAGCACAGTTTCTCCTAGAAGAGGTATTTCAAGGTGACACAGTAGCAGAGTCAATCTGTCTGCGTGACCTGGTAGACTGGGCGGGGGAAGATTCGCAGTCTATTGATGCTGAAGACCTCGCACAGTTAGTCATTTATTCCGAGGACAAACTTCGGGAGTTATTTGACATCTACTGCGACGTTAATCAGTGATATCAAGGGTTTTGAGTTTTGTTAACATAACCCCCCCAAATATGCCTAGTTATGTTAACAAAACTATGAGACCTCTAAAGTATAGACATCTGGGTGAAATGAACATCCTCAGAGTACCTCATCGTACTGCCACTATTCTACCACAACTGCAAGACCTAATGCAACAATTAGAGGAGAACGGTAGGGATAGCTGTGAGGTGATATCTGAGGTCTTGGATAACATCGCCGACACTCTGAGGTAACTAAACATGGGGGCCTTGAAAGTGTTGCAGTAGTGTAAGGGTCACTCCCACACAGTTTCCAACACTTTATGCGTTACATTCCTTCGTCCCGTTATACTCTGGATGAGATCGCAGAGCAATGCCGTGCTGCTATCAATCGTCCTGCAGTGTGTCACAAACCAGTGGTGGCAGATGTTTATAGTGAGGTGCGAAAGTTCTATCGCTATAATGATACTGCAAAGTACTGGAGTTATGATACACCAGTCTTCAACATGAAAGACTACGGATCTCTGGTTCGCTGATACATTGACCCTGGAGAGTAGGGGTCATTAAATATACCTCTCCGTCCACAACAGTTCCTAACACTTTTCTTCTTCACATGTCTAAGTCCGTGTATGTTTCCCTGCTGCGTCAAGGTAACACTGGCAACGAAATTCTGTCCATTCTGGATACACTCGTTGCTGATAATGTAAGCGGTTATGAGTATATCGAATCGCCTATGATTGAGCAGGTGCTTGGTATTCCCACTCTGGAGGAAGTATCGTTCTGATTGTTAACAACTGTGCTGCCCTTGGTGTATACTGAGGGCAGTTACTATGCGTTTTTTGAGTATCCGTGACAGCAGTGTTTTGGGGGCGTTTGGTTGCGCCGTCGGGGGGCGATGCGTTATATAATTTTTTGGGTCCCTCTAAGCTATAAAACTTTGAAAACCCGAACTCAATATCACTCTCTTTAAAAAAATTTTTCAGAAATAAAAATGTCAAAAACCCCCTACTGGAATTTTTGGAGAGTTATCTTAGCTGGTTGGATAATTCGACACCCCAGAAAAATTTTCAATATATTTCTATTAATTTCTGCGTTTATTCTTGTCAGGGTTATAAATTAATATATAAAGAAAAACCATAAATCATATGGATTACACAGCAGAATTTAGATACGACGAAGAGAAAGAAGAATACTACATTCACATTCCCGAAGAACTTCAAGAGACACTGGAATGGGAGGAAGGAGACACACTCGACTATTCTTTTGAGAATAACAAATTGATCATCGTAAACATTTCTCTGTAAAAAAATTCCCCGGAGAAAAATCATGCAAAAAGAAAAAGTATATCACATTTATCAAAAAGACAATGTACTTGCACATAACTTAACGGTTGATGAATTATATGTTAAACTCTCAAGTGAAGAACTTGATTTGGAGGGTATTGAAATTATTCAATTGAAACCATCGCAATATACAGAGGCATCTTATTGACAACCTCTAAATATCACAGTAAAATGAACATGAAGCAATTTTTTACTTATGGCTAAAGGATTTACAGTTAAAGCAAAATCTCCTGTAGTTTCAACGGATTCTTTTAATCTGGAAACAGCAAGACAAATGATTCAAGGGAAGTCAGTTGTATTCTGTCTTCCAGGTCGAGGTTGTTCTTATATTTTTCTGAAGAACTTCGTACAACTCTGTTTTGATCTTGTTCAAGCAGGTGCAAGTATTCAAATCTCTCAAGACTATTCTTCAATGGTTAACTTTGCACGATGCAAGTGCCTTGGTGCAAATGTTCTTCGTGGACCAAAACAGGTTCCCTGGGATGGCAAATTGAATTATGATTACCAACTCTGGATTGACTCAGATATTGTCTTTGACACTGAAAAGTTTTATCGTCTTGTCTTTCATGACAAAGATATTATGTCTGGATGGTATTGCACAGAAGACGGTAATACCACATCCGTTGCACACTGGTTAGAAGAAGATGACTTCCGTAAGAACGGTGGTGTTATGAATCATGAAACTCTAGAGAGTATTTCAAAAAGAAAGAAACCCTTTACGGTCGATTACACTGGATTTGGTTGGGTTCTGATTAAGAAGGGTGTCTTTGAATCTCTTGAGTATCCTTGGTTTGCTCCAAAGATGCAAACTTTTGACTCTGGTCAAGTTCAAGATATGTGCGGTGAGGATGTATCGTTCTGTCTTGATGCAAAGGATGCAGACTATGAAATTTGGTGTGACCCTCTGATTCGTGTGGGTCATGAAAAAACTCGTATTATTTGATAGAGAGGTAAAGTATGGCTAAAGGTGGAAGTAGTAAAGTAATTTTTGAGCCTGGTGCTCCAAAGAAAACTCGGCAAGGGCGTTCTGCTCGTACTCTTCTTTCGGCAACTTCTCGTAATGGGAAAAAGAAAAAATATAGAGGACAGGGTAAATAGTTAAAACAAAAAACTTAATATATGTCTTGTTTAATTACTAATCTACCTTCACAAGAAATCTGGGTTCGTAAAGAGTATCTAACCGATCATCAAAGTGGTTGGGGTGAGTTTGTTAAAGGCGTTTGGGTATCGGCTAAGTCGATTCCTGGACGTGCTTTTTATTTTGAGACATATTTGCCAGAGTATGCTGCAATGTATGATAAACTGCCTATCAGTGCCTTTGTAGCGCGTCCTGAGACCCCTGATCCTGACTTAGATCTACCTAATCTTCAATTTTGGAACTGTATGGACTATGGAGTCGTTGCTGTGCAGAAGCAATTCATTGGATCTATGGATTATGAGTGCTATACACGGGACTTTGGACCTCAAAAAGGCACCTATGTATGCACTTTAGACAACTATCATCAAGATCCAGATGTAATTGACTATGCTACAAGTGAGAATCCTGCCGAACATAAGTCTCATAACCTCATTGAGTTGAAAAATGGACAGTTTGCACTCTATCCTAACAACCGAATACGTATTTATGACAACAGTTTAACACCCAAAGAACCAAAAACACCTGATTTTAAGGTCTCTACTCGTTACTATCAGGTCGAAAATGGTCACAATCGTCTTGGTATGGGGAATGAAGATGAATATTTTTGGAAAACAGCACAAGAACGGGATAGCAACCCCGTAAAAAGTTCTGATTTTAACGAATCAGGAGAACAAAATGACCAAAAAGGTTGACAAAGACAAAAATTTCATGGAAAATGAGTGGGGAACTCGATATTTGGCAAGTGAATATGGATGGGAGAACAAAATTCAACAACAAAAAATGCTTCGTGAGATTGCAAATGATGATTTAACTCCAAAAAAACATGATTTTCACGTTCAAAACGAAATTCATGAAAAAATTCGTAATGATGATGACTATGATGATTGGGAATATGGAACCGAACCTCTTTATGAGACTAAATTTTAGTTTTGAAGGGTAGTCAAACTACCCTTTTTTAGTATAAATAAGTCAGTATTAGTACATAACAGTGCCTTTAGAGAACGTTAGTCGTGGTTTTAGGGATATAAGTCTTTCCTTTAAGGTTCATCCTATTACTTATGACTTACTTTCAATTAATGATGCCAGTGCTGTTAGTAGATCATTAAGAAATTTAATTCTTACGTTAAATGGTGAACGTCCTTTTAACTCACTTTTGGGAACAGGACTAAATAGAACCTTATTTGAAGTTTTAGATACTCGTGTCACCACCGATATTGAAAATGAAATCAGGAATGTGATTAATAACTTTGAACCACGAGTTTCATTAAGATCAGTTATAGTCACACCCGACTTTGATCAAAATGGTTATCATGTCTTACTTGATTATGAAGTGATAGGATCTTCAATACCTCCACAAAAAATTAATTTTGTACTCCAAACGGTTCGATAGATGCCACAGATAAACTTTTCAAATTTAGATTTTGATCAGATTAAATCTACAATTAAAGATTATCTGAGAGTAAATCCAAACTTTACTGATTTTGATTATGAAGGATCTAATTTATCAACTTTGATTGATATTTTAGCATACAACACATATTTGAATTCTTTCAGTGCAAATATGGTTTGCAATGAAGTCTTTATTGACAGTGCTACACTAAGAGAGAATGTTGTTTCTTTAGCTAGAAATATAGGATATATTCCAAAGTCAAAGGCAGCTGCGCGTTCTTCAATTTCTTTTGTTGTTGATACAAGTGGTCTTAATGTAACTCCACTTACTTTGACTCTTCAGAAAGGAGTGTGTGCATCTTCAAATGCATTTGGTACAGAAAGTTATTCTTTTTGTATTCCTGATGATGTTACCGTCCCAGTTACCAATAATATCGCAACATTCGAAGATGTTGAAATAATCGAAGGAACTTTAATTACACAAACTTTTCTCGTAAATACCTCACAATACAATCAAAGATTTATTCTGGACAATTCAGGAATTGATACTTCTACAATTAGAGTTTCAGTCCAGAATAGTTCTGGAGATATAGTTAAAAATAAGTTCAAACTTGTAGATAATATTTCAAATACAGATAGTCAAAGTAAAATTTTCTTATTGCAAGAAATAGAAGATCAGAGATATGAATTATTATTTGGTGATGGTAATTTTGGTAAAAAATTAGAAAATGGAAATTTAGTTACAGTATCTTATATTATTACAAAAGGAAAACTGGGAAACGGCATTTCACTTTTTTCTTTTAGTGGAAAAATAGTTGACAATAATGGAAATATAATTTCTTCCGGAATATCAAATTTAACAACTCTCAAAGTTTCTGCGGGTGGAGATGACATAGAGAATATTTCATCAGTTCGTAATTATGCACCTAAATTTTATTCAACTCAAAGTAGAGCAGTTACTGCTTCTGACTATGAATCTATTGTTCCAAAAGTTTTTCCCGAAGCAGAAACTGTCACTGTTTTTGGTGGAGAAGATTTAGATCCACCACAATATGGAAAAGTTTTTATTGCAATTAAACCAAGAAATTATAATTATATTTCAAACATTGTTAAAAGAAAAATTATAAGAGATTTAAAGCAATATTCGGTAGCAGGAATTCTCCCAGAAATTGTAGATTTAAAATATCTTTTTGTTGAAGTCAGCAGTTCGGTTTATTATAATTCCAATTTAACCATATCTCCAAACGATTTAAAGACAAAGGTGATTAATAATATCACATCCTTTTCTAGATCGAATGAATTAAATCAATTTGGTAGTCGATTAAAATATAGCAAACTCTTAAAGATAATTGATGATATAGATCCAGCAATTACTTCAAACATTACTAAAATTAAAATTAG